ATAGTAATAGTATCTGGGCCAGAGATTGTTCCTCCAGCTACATCTAAATTACCTTTTATTATTACTTGTCCAGTATTATCATCATGTACAGCAGGGTCAATAACAAATTCTGCCGGACCACGAAGCCAGCCACGAAGCTCTAAGTTATTCATCTTAGAGTTAATTTCTAGACCGTCCCAGTTAAAAGTATCTCCAGCAGGGTCACCAATAGCTACTTTATGGTACCCATCGTCATTTCCGAACCAGAAACCTTGGCCAACATCGTAATCAGTTTTTCCCCCACGTATTCTACCGGCCCCAAGAATTGTTATTCCTGCGCCTTCAGTATAAAGTGCTACCCCTTGATTTAGTGCATTTTCAACCGTATAAAACGCATTTGTATCTGCGTTGGAGTCTCCGCCACCGGGTCCGTTGCCCCCAACACTTGCGTTACCATTGTAAGGACTGGTATTAAGCCAAATCTGTGTTATAATTGGATTTGTAGGAGTAGTCATATTAAGTCCTATCTATACTAGCAATTACTGCGTCTTTTTGATAATCTGGTCTATAAATATTTCTATAAATTCGAGTAAGGTTTATTCCTGCAGGGAAGGATCGATCAAGTTCTAACTCAGTATCTGAAATAATATTTAGAACTTTTGCTGCATTACTTACTCCATTTGAAGAAATATTTGCTGCAGAAGTTGCATTGCTTAATGAAATTTTATCCCCCACTACAACCTCAGTAGTAAATAAAGTACCCGTTCCTATCAGTTTTTGAGTTTGTGCTGTTAGAGTCGCGGTTCCAGTAATTAACTCATACGCTAAATCCATTCCACCGCTTCCATCTCCAATATCTCTCCATATTCCCGGTCCAACACCTGCATGACTATCTCTATCAAATTGACCCAAAAATATCTTTGGAACACTTTCGTCAAGAACTATATATAACTCTCTTTCATCCCCGTCTGGTATTCCACCTAAATCTACAACTCCATTTCCAGAAGCTTCGGTAATAGTAACAGATTCGCCAGGATTGCCATAGCTAGAAAGTTCTGCCGGAAAAGAATCAAATGTCCAAACTTCAGACCCTTCAATACCAATAGTAGACTCGCCTTTGATAGCATAGTAATTGTAGTACCCCGCAACACTGCCACCGGTTTGGTTTGCTAGTTGTAGACTTCCTAACTCATATGTTTGTCCAGCCCTTTCAAAAGTAGGAGGAGTATCATTTGGCCCAAGCCACAATTCTTCTATAACGTCGCCCGCCCAGATGTAAATCCAACGATGTCTACGAGGTCCTGCGTACTGTCGTATCATAAATTCATCTGCATCTGGTTGTTGCTGAGTAAAAATATCTGCAGTTTTATTATAAATTCCGTGCCAAGTTCCATTAAAGTTGTAAAACTCATCCGTACTTTGATAAGTTGTACTACTATTTTTTATCCCTCCAGTAACATTTGAGTAGGCCCATTTAGGAATACCATGAATTCTTTCTATATCTTGAGTACCTATCTGCCTATCATTATAGTCAATATTAACTCCTACCCATTCCGAGTAGTTTTTGTTGGGCGAGACAGTTCTTACTCTTACAACATAGTTTCCATAGTCAACATCTACAAAAGATATATTTGTTTCAGAAGTTGTAGTAGAGTATACTCCTGAAGGAAATAGATTTGGTCCTGCTACAACTTCATAGCCTGCAACAAAGTCAGCCCCGGGAGTGACTTCTTGAGTGTTAGGGTCTACTTTTATAGGAGGATCCCAAGTAACACTAAACTTAGAGTAGTCTCCGTCATCAGGAATTCGAGTTCCTTCTGCCAAAACTGCAATATTTCGAGGAGGAGGAATTACTTCAGGCTCTTGCTCTTCATAAATACTAGGAGGAATAACTCCTAGATCATAATCTGTATCTACGGCAGTGAACTTTTCATTGTAGTGCTCTACTGCAGTAATTCCAAAAAGATTTGCAGCATTTTCTTTTACGCTCAATACTTTATAAAGTTTTTTAGAGCCTAAAACATTTATACCAAAAGACTCCTGTCTTAAAGTCCAAGGACTTCCTGCTAAAACTTCATGATTAAGAGTTGCATTTAAAGTAACACTATTATATGGTCCTGTACCCGGATTTACAATATCGTACTCGTCTACATGAGTATATTTCTTCCATACTACAGAAAGAGGCTTAGTGCCCGCCGCATCTATAAAAGCATTACTTGCTTTTGTTTCTGTATCTAGATCTTGTAGAGTATAAGTTGCGCCTGATTTAACATAAGCTTCGGGAATGTATTCCCCTTTCTTGTAAGTACTACTTCCTGCTATTGTTACCGTATCTTCATAGCCCACATAAATAGCGCCGGGAAGAGCATGCATTAGACTAATTTTATAAGTATGCCCTGCTTGAAACTCTACATATCTATCTAAAGGAATAACAGTATCTGTAGTTGCAAGATTTGCTCCAATACGTCCACTTTTCATCACACCATAGCGATCTGCATCTTGTATATTTACAATATCGCCAGGTTTAATGTATATACCTTGAAGAGCAGTTTCAAAATTAACTGAGCGTGTTTGATTTAGCCCCGTCCATAGCTTCCATCGAGCATATCGCAAAGCTTGACTTTCATGAGTACACCCGAAAGCAACAACTTCTTTTGTAATTGTTTTTCCAACTTTTACAATATTAGAAGGATCTTCTAATACTAAAGGTACTATTTCATAATTAGACTTAGGATCATTCCATTGAACAATTATTTGGTTTGCTCGAGTTTTCGAAGGACTACTTTCATATGTAAATTTACCATTTATTACATTACTTTTATTGAATGTATATACAGGCTCTTGAGGCGAATCTTGAAGCAGAGTAACTTGTGCGTCCATGAAATACAAAATGGACGTAAAGTGGCTCGCCATATCTTTTAGTACTTTATAGACTGCTTCGGCTCTACTTAGATAGAGATTCATCCTAAATCTTGGCTCATATCTTATTGCTTTTGCAGGATTTAATAAAGGATCAACTCCAGTTGGAGGTTTAACTATACGAATAATGTCCCCTACAGCAGGGGTACCATTCGTAGTGGCCGTCATAGTATTCCACTCAGCAGCAGTAAAAATACCTGTAGCTTGTATTTCATAAAATTCTAAAGCTTCCCATTTATTAGCTGTTTGCACTCCACTACCTGGGACAAGCTCATCGCAGTATTTTGAAATTCTGTATAAATTATAGATATCTACATCGTTTTCTTCAATCCACTTTCCTGCTCCATATCTTCTGTCAGTTACCAGATCATAAAATATCCAAGCGGGATTGTCTGTATATACATCATTAGTAAAGCTACCATCCCAGAAATCACTATACTGAGCAAGGCCCGTGCTTGAATACTCACGTGGTGTGTATGTTGTAGGAATTCTTACTTTCTTACCACGAATATCATAGCTTCTTTTTGGAGTTTCTTTAAACTGTCTAGAGTTAAAAGCACTGCTTATAATAGCAGTGTAAGGATAAGATAATTTATCTTCTATTGTAGAACCTAAATTAGCAACACCAGAAGTAGCCATAGTGGTCCACTTATTTCTATCACTTTTACCTCCATTGCCTCCATTTGCTCCAATAGGTAATCCTTGCTGCCTTGTAAGTCTCCAAATCTTTACTGTAAAATCATCAAAAGTTCCGTAAGCTTCTCTATATTTTTTTATATTAATAATATGCGTAAATAGTAAAGGACCTGTTCTACGCCCTTTATGTACAATATAATTAGGCCAAACATTTACAGTGTGCTTATCTACAAAATTGTTGTTACCTGTATCTTCTTTAAAAGTAATTTTACAGCCATAAAAAGCGTAGCAATCGTGGTATGTAATATCATCGTTGCCACCGTATACATTTAAACCATTATTATAAACTATATCGAAAGATATAGTGTCGGCATTTTTAATTCTAGCAAGAGTATCTAATCCAAAATTAGCTGCACCAAATTCATTGGGCCCTGATGCTATAGTAGGTGTTCCATCTTTTGATGCTTCTGCAGGATTAAAAGCATCAATAACAGGTAATCCTTCTGAGTTACCGGGAGCTATTTGATTTAATTCTACGTTTAAAGCGCCTATAGTACCGGGAAGCGCAATAGAACCTCCAACGTTACCAACTTGAGCAAGAGGAGGCTGATCTATAGAACCTACTACTTCTTGTACATATAAATTATCTATTTTTCCTACAGCCTGATTAGGATCAAAACTAGTAGTGCCCCCTGTAACTCCAGGAAGAGAATTAAAATTACTAACTCCCGTAAAACTAAAAGGTGAAAAACCAGCAGGGGGTATTCCTGTTACAGTTACAGTATTATTTGCAGGATCTACTTCTTCTATTTGATATTTTTCGGTTAAATATACAGTTCCAGATACTACTGTTCCTGCTGCAATAGCCGCATCGAGCTCTTCTTTGGACCCCATTAAAAAAGGATTCTCTCTAGTAATAAAAGTAGAAGTTGTACTTGAATTTACAACATGATCTCCCGCCATACTTAATACTTTAAAATTCTGGCCAAAGGGGCTGCCTAAAGCAATAATAAGAGTAGCGTATCTTTCTAGTGTAGGGGGATTGTACGTAGTATTATGATCTGTTGCGGATAAATTTGTACCGCTTAAAGAAAAACTATAACCTTCGTCTGCGAGTTCGGTAATACCTCCAATAAGTACATTGAGTTGTTCATAATCTTCTACAATGATCATACGGGTACCAGTGCCCGTATCTTCCGGAAGAGTTACACCGTCATCAACTACACCTACATTTGTAGTACCGTCAAAGGTTATTCCTGCACCTGCTATATCAGGTTGATAAGTTACTAGTCTAGCATGTTCTGCGGAAACATTATCTAAATAAATAGAGGCACCGCCTTCTACAAGACCCCAAATAGGGCCTTCACAAAGGGCATCTGTAATTGAAATATGTTGCGCCTCTCCTCCGGCAAAAGTACCAATACCTTGTAGTCCGGGAGAGTTTGGAGTAAGATTGTTTACTGTCGCCATAATTTATTACCTATTTACGTACGTAGTTTCCGCCAACACGACGCCCATTGCCACCACCCCGACGAACATTATCTCCCTCAGTATTATATTGATTTCCATAATGAGAGTATATACTTGTAAGTTCTTGTCGAGTTTCAAAACTTATAGGTCTTGCAGGAATTCTCATTCTTCCATAGCAAAGAGGAATAGGATCTCTTTCTCTAACTAGCTGTTCGGTTCCGCCATAGAGATAATCTGGGCTAGTTGTTCGTTCATCTACGGAAGGATCTTGTGCAAGCATATCTTGTACGCCCGAAATAAACAAGCCAATACCTTGAATAATCATTTTTGGATTAAGAGTTATAATTCCCACAACTACTAAAACAATTCCTACAATTGCTTTAAAAAGACCGTCTAAAAAAGCACCTGCAGGAACAGGAGTTATAACAAAATCT